TCACTTGAACTCGAAACGCGCCGCGATTCGGCGCGCCCATGGCGGTGACAGCGGGCTCTCTATCACCCCGTGTCCGCTATAGGCGTGGATGAACCGCGGGGTTTGCGCGGCCTGCGAGCAGATGCCGATATGCTTCGCCATCCGCCCCGCGCGCATCCGAAACAGCAGGATTTGCCCCGCCGCCAGAGGCCCCTCGGCAGGCGGCAGATGCTGCGCTAAGGCCTGCCAAAGTGCCTCGTCGCCGCCGGTTTCCGCCCAATCCGCGCTATAAGGCGGGATCACTGCAGGCTCGGCGCCGTAAAGCGCCCGCCAGACCCCGCGCAGCAGGCCCAGACAATCGCAGCCCGCGCCTTGGATCGAGGCTTGATGCCGATAGGGCGTGCCGATCCAGCGCCGTGCCTCGGCTACGGCGCGATCCGAGGTCGCCACCTAGCCCTCCACGCGCGGTGTGGCGATCAGCCAGTCATCGCTTGGCAGATGCGGAAAGCCGCGAAAATTCAACTGGTTGAGGAACTTCAACCGGCAGGTCTCGAAGCGTTTGTCGCAACCCGCCGTGATCCGCACCCGATCGCCCACCACGGGCGCCGCCCCCGGTGCGGCCCAGAGGTGCAAGATACGCGCGCCCTCGGTGATCTCGTCACGGCGCACCTGTGCCGAAAGCCCCGCCGCCGCGCCCGAGGTGATCCGCAGATGCCCGTCGGTGAACCAACCGGCGGCGAACTCGGGCAATTCCGGCAGCGTCAGGATCGCCCCCGCCTCCGCCACCACGCGCAATTCCACCTCGGCAAAGAACCCCGCTTGCGCCAGGTCAAACCCGCAGTCGGCATCGCCCAGCACCGCCGGACAGACCGCAGTGAACACCCGCCCGCCGCGTTTCGACAATGGCTCGGTCAGCCCGCGCAACTCGGCGCGAAACGCCCCGCCTGCGCGGGTGATCTCGCCCAGAGAGCCGCGAAACAACACGCGGCGCCAAGTGACATCGCGCCAGTCGACCTCCCAGATGGTCAGCGCCGCATCATCATAGCGCCCCGCCAGAATATCCGCCTCGCGCAGCCCCGCATCGCTGAGCGCGCCCACCGCCTCGGTGTTATCCACCGCCAGACCCGTCGCCTGCACAATCGCGCTGGCGCTCATCCCGGTGCCCGCGCGAAACACCAGCCCGTCAAACGCCAGATCGCGGTCGTGATCGGTGAACCCCATCACCTGCCCGTCGCGGCGTTCCAGCGCCCAGACCCGCGCCCGTGTGGTGGTGAGATCGCTCATGCGCGCACCTCGATCACCGGCACTTTCGGCACGTCTCCGGCCTGAAAACTGGCGACGGATACCTGAATGAGATCAGTGTCAAAGCGCACCGGCACGTCGAATTCGAAACCGGCGGTGATCTCGGCGCCCACCGCGGGCGGCGTGGTGAAGGTCAGGACGCCGCTGGCCCCGTCCACCTCCCAATCCATCCCCTCCTGCACCTCGACCCCGGCGATCGCCACGCGCAGGGTCCCCGCCACCGGTTTGGTAATCACGCGGGTGCTCGCCCAGGCGCCCGAGGTGTAGCTTTTGATCAATTGAAACGCGGTTGCCGCACCGTCGCCATTGCCCATCGACTGGTCCAGCGCCGAGACCTCGCGCGACGCGCGGCAGGTCTTGTGATCCGCCCAATCCTTCCAGCGAAACCCATGCAACATCGCTTGCCGCGCCTCGAAGAACGCGATCAGCACCTCGACATCATCCAAGGAGCGCAGCCCCAGACCGGCATCATAGCGCCGCCGCGCCTGCGCCCAAGGGGTGTTGCGCTCTTCATGCCCGTTGGCCAGCGTGACCACCTCGGTGCGCCGCTCGGGCCCGCCCAGCGAGCCAAAGCTCAGCGTCGCGGGAAATCTGATTTCGTGAAATGCCATCCTCAAGCGTTCCTTTGTCCCTGCGCCAACAAGCGCTGCATTTGCGCCGCGATCTGCGACTGGCTGCGCTGGAAACCGGCGACATCGGCGGTGGTGACATTCACCGTCACCTGCACCGCGCGCCCGCCACCGCCCGCGCGCACCCCCAGCCGCCCGTCGGCGCCCCGCGCCAAGGGCAGGATCGCCTCGGGTCCGGCCTCGCCCATCAGGCCGGTGCCGCCGCGCATCGGGAAGACCGTCGGCTGGGAGACCACCCCGCCCTGCGCAAAGGGCATCACCCGCCCCTGCGCAAACGATCCGCCCTGCGCGAAAGGCAGCACCGCGCCGTAGACGCCCGAGATCGCCGCCGAAAGCGCGCCACCCAAGGCGCCCTGCACCGGTCGCATCGTCGCCGTGTAGAGCGAATTCGAGATCGACTGTCCCAGCTGCCGCATCGCATCCGAGAGCCGCAGCCCGTCGAACACCACCCCGTCAAACGCCCGCCGCAACCCGCCGCCCAAAGACCGCGACAGACCGGCCATCTCGCGGTTGGTCTCGACCAGATTGCGGGTCATATCGCCAAGCCCCGCATCAAGCCCCGAGACCATCGCCGTGGTCGTCACCATCCGCGCTTCCAACTCGGCCAGTTCGGCGCTCAAATCATCCATTGCCGTCATGCTCTGCCCTTTCTTCAGGTGCCACATCGGGATACCGGCGCAGCAGGTTCTCCAACCGGTCGCGGGTGAACAGCGCATCCGCGCGCGCCTCGCGGCCCAGCATCAGCATCAGTTCAAGGGGCGTCAGCGCCCAGAATTCCGCCGGTCGCAACCCCAGCCCGTGCAGCCCCGCGCGCAGCAATCCGGGCCAATCGAGCCCGCCGTGATCCCCGCTCACGGCTCCGCCTCGGGCAGCGCAAAGGCCAGCGCCAACAGCCGTCCGGCACAGCGCGCCGCCGCCAGCGCGCCGCCCTCGATATCGGCCTGCAACAGTTCCTCGGCGCTCAGCTTTTGCCCCGCCCCGTGCAGCCCTGCGAGGATCAGCGCCATCACATCGCGGGCCGAGAATTGCCCCGCCTCGAAGCGCTCGACCAGCGCCACCAGCGTGTCCGCGCCCAGCGCCACCTCAAGTTCCGCCAGCGCGCCCAGCGTCAGTTTCAACGCCAGCGGCGCGCCGTTGATGGTCAGCGTGACCTCGCCCGCGTAAGCATTCGCCATCACTCGGGATCCGCCGCCAGTGGCGTCGCCGCGACAAACGCCAGCGCCCCCGCCGAGGCCAGCGACAGCTCATAGGTCGCCTCGCCATTATAGCTGCCGGCATACTCCAGAGAGGTGATCTGGAACGCCCCCTCAACCACGCCGAAATCAGGAATAACCACCTGAAACTGCGGGATTTCCCCGTTGAAAAACACCGCCCTTGCGCGTTCATCGGTGGCGGCATCGCGAAACACCCCCGCGCCCGAGATCGCGGCGGCTTTCACCCCCGCACCGGCCAGCAACTCGCGCCAGCCTCCCAGACTGTCGAGGCTGGTCACATCCACCGTTTCGGCGTTGAAACTGATGCGCGAGGCGCGCAATCCAGCGATGGTTTCGAACTGACCGGCGCCGGTCATATCCAGTTTGATCAAAAGATCCTTGCCGCTTTGCACAGCCATGCGCGCAACTCCTTATGTTGATGTCTCAGCCTTCGATGCGGATGCGGAATTTCAGGTCGATGCGGCGCACGGCACCGCCCTCGAGCCGCCGCGCGCGCGCCTCATGAAACCAGATCGCCACCACCCGCCCCGTGCTCAGCGCCGGTTGCGTATCCGGCAGGATTTGCGAGATCCGCGCCGCGGCGGCCTTGGCGGTGGCAAAACCGCTGGCGTCAGAGACCACGCAGAACTCGACACGGTGCTCGGCCCCCGGCCCGCTGCTGTCCGACCGGTCGATCACCGATTCGGCGCCGATCACGCAATAGCTGCCCTGCGGCGTGCCCGGTGGCGGCGCGTCGAAAATCCCGTCGGGCAACAGCGCGGCCAGCACCGCGTCCGCGGACAATTGGGTGAACAGCGCCGCTTGCAGGGCGGCGGCGGATTGATAGCTCATGCGGGCACCTCCTCGCGGGCGTGGCAGATCAGAAAGGCGCCCTGCGGATCAGCCTCGCTGACCGCCAGAATGGTGAAAATCCGCACCCCGTCGCGCAGGCGTTGGTCGGGGCGCGGGCGTTGCGGACTGCCCTGCGGGGCGGCGCGCAGATAGATGCGAAACAGCATCCGTCCCTCGGGCGCGATCACCCCGCGCCGCTCACTGCCCGAACGCGCACGGAGCTCGGCCCAAAGCGTGCCCAGCGCCTGCCATTGCGTGGCGTAACCACCGGCGCCATCCGAGGTGGTCACCGCCTCCTCAAGCACCAGCGGCCGGTTCAGCGCATATCCCATCAGCGGTGCCCTCCGGCGGTGAGCCGCAGCGGCATCCAGCGCGCCACCAGCGCCGGAACACCTGCCGGAAGCGCGGCCTGCGCATCGCTGCGGTGCTCGAAATACTGCGCCGCCAGCAGCAGCACCGCTTGGCGTAGATCCGCAGGCACAGCCTCCCACGCCGCGCCGAAACCGGCGGTGAAGGCGATCTCTACCGAGCCATTTGGCGGCACCGCGGGCAGGGTCGCGCCGGTGGCAATGAGTTGCGGGCGGTGCATATCTTCGGCCAGCCGCCAGAGCGCAGGATCAACCAGCACCGCCGCCCCCGCCGCATCGCGCAGGGTCACCGAGGCCACCACGCTGACCGGCGCCAAAGGCAGCGCCTGCGCCTCGGGCCAGCGCCAACCGCGCAGACTCAATTGGTGATCACGCGCCAAAAGCACCTTGCCGCAGCGCGCCTCGATCACCGCGATGGCCGCGCGCAGATACCGCGCCAAGAGCGCATCCGCGCTTGCCTCATCGGCAAACCCCGCGCCGAGGCGCAGATGCTCGCGCAGCGCCGCGACGGGCAGCGCCGCCTCCGCCACCGTGCTGGTCTCCTTCAGGTTCATGCTGGCCTCCTTGTCGCCGGATATCTTGGGATGCGCGGGGGAATGTTGGGGGAAAGGACCGGCGCAGACACGCCCCGCACCGCGCGCACGGATCAGGAGCAGCCGGTCGGTGCGGGCGATGCCGCGCAAGGCCACACCGCGCGCGCCTGCGCCGCCATCGGACCGACCCGCGCCTTGGGTCGATCCAATTCCGTTTATTCTCAGCCCCTTACGAGACCGCGAACTTCAGCAGTTTGATCGCTTTGAAATCCGTCACATCGCCGCCGACCCGTTTGGTGGCGTAGAACAGCACATGCGGCTTGGCGCTGAACGGATCGCGCAGCACCCGCAGATCGGGGCGTTCGGCGATGGTGTAACCGGCCTGAAAATCGCCGAAGGCAATCGCATGGGCGCCCGCGGCGATGTCGGGCATATCCTCGGCAATCAGCACCGGATAGCCCATCAGCCGCGCCGGTTCACCGGCAGCGAGCCCGTCCGACCACAGAAACCGCCCGTCGCCGTCCTTCATCTTGCGCACCGCACCGGCGGTTTTCGAATTCATCACAAAACCCGCATTAGCACGGTAGCCGGCGTCGAGCGCATAGACCAGATCGACCACCGCATCCGCCGGATTGACCGCGTCGAAATCCCCCGCGGTGCCGGTCGCCACATAGCCAAGCTGGCCCCAGACCTCGCTGCCCTCGGGCAGGATTTCATGGTCGAGAATGCCGCGCGGCTTGTCAGCCCCATCGCCCGAGATAAACGCCGCCGCCTCGGCGCGGGCGAATTTCTGCGCGATCCGTTCGGCCAGCCAGCCCTCGACGTCAAAGGCACTGTCTTCCAGCAACCGCTGGCTGGCTTTGGGCATCGCCGAAAGCTCATGCAGCCGGATCGAAATCCGGTCAATCGCACCGGTGCCGGTCTCGGTTACCGCCGTGCTCTCTGTGGCCCAGCCCGAGCCGACATCGCCGTGATCAACCAGCACATCAAACGAGCCCGCCTCGACCTGCACCACGCTGGCAATCGCGCGCACCGAGGCCGCGGCATACAGAACGCCTTGAATCCGCTCGGAAGTTTGCGGATCTACCAGATAGCCGCCCTCGCTATTCACCGTCGTGGTCATGCCCTTGCCTTCCAGCATGATGCCACGCAGCGCGTCGTCATCGCCGCTGCGCAGATAGGCGTCAAACGCCTTGAGGTGCAGCCCCTCGCCCGCATCGCCCTGAGCCAGCAGCGGGCGGCTGCTCTTGGTGGTGAATTTACGGTCCATCATGGTCAGTCGCTCGTCTTGTTGTTTCAAATTGCCGATGACGTCTGCGCGGAAGGATTTGATTTCATGGACAAATCCATCCATCGCTTGTTTGAGATGCGCGGCCTCGGGCGCCGCCCCAACGGCAGGCGCGGTGGCAGGTGGGGTAGCGGGCGCTGCATTGACCCCGCGCGCGGCCCCTTGATCCGGCCCGAAGCCGGGAATTTCGCTGCTCATATCTGCGTCCTTTCTCTCTTATCATCGTCCGGTCACTGCGCCCTTGGCGCCGCCGTCACCGCTGGCCCAACTCGCGCCGAGGCATGCCATTTGGCATTGAACTCACCCCTTGGGGCGTTGGCCTTTGCCGCGCAAAGCCCGCCCCCGATGCGGAAATTCGCCCGTCAACTCCATCGCGGCAGGTCTTAGCCGCGCAGCGCTTGCGTCGCCGCGTCCAGCCCCTGCGCGAGGCAGGTGATCCTCCCGCCGATGTCCTGTTTGGTGTTCACCCGCGCCGCGCCGAGCATCGGGAAGGTCACCAAGGACACTTCCCAAAGGTCCAATTCGAGCAACTTGCGCCCGCCGCCGGGCAGGTTTTCGGCCTTGATCGTGCGGTAGCCGATCGACAGCCCGTCCACCGCACCCGCCGCCATCAAGGCCGCCGCCTCGCGGCCCTTGGCGACATCCGCCAGCAGCCGCCCCGAGACCCGCAACCCATGCGCGTCTTCCACGACCTCGTCCCAGACGCCGATGGGCTCGCCTTGATTGTGCTGCCACAGCATCCGCACGCGGCCCCCCTGCGCGCGCAACCGCTCGAGACTGGCGGCGTAGGCGCCCGGCATCACGATATCACCGCCGCGATCTTTGACCCCGAAGAGCGAGGCATAGCCGCTGATCACCGCCCCCTCTGCGCGGATTTTGCCCGGCTGGCTGCGTTTGATTTCCAACTCTGTAGTGTGCAAAACCGTCATTCCCGCTCCCTTATCCCCATGCGCCGCATCGAATAGTGCTGTCAGCCCCCGACCGCGGGCGGGGGGGAGCCCCCGCCCATGGGGGCGGTCGGGGGCTGTCCGTGCCAAGGGCACGGACGGGTAGAAAAGCTCTCAACCACGCTTTCACAATCATCACCGGCCTCAAAACCCCGCCGCGATCAGCGCCAGCGCGCCGTGAATAATCACCCCCGAGGCGACCCCGAAGACCGCCAGCCACAGCCGCCGTTCCAACCGTTCCAGCACCTCTTCGATCCGGTTCAACCGATATTCCAACCCCGCGCGGCGCTCGTTCTCGAGCCGCTCCTGCGCGTCGATCCGGGCCTGCGCGAGGTCGAAACTGTCATAGAGAAACCGCGACCCGCCGACCGCGCGCCGCTGCGCTGTCATGCGCCCTCGGGGCGCGGCGGCAGGCCCAGAAGCGCGCGTTTCTCCGCCTCGCTCAGAAAATCTGCCTCCGCCACGCGCCGCCACTGCTGGTCACGTTCAATCGCCAGCGCGGGCAGTTGATCGAGATCGGGTTTCAACTCCAGCGCCTCGCCCGCATGCGCCGAGAGCCAATGCGCCAGACTGTCGGTCACCTTTGCCGCCAAGGGCAGGATGGTCAGCCGGTAAAACCCGCGATTGGCCTCTTGGTAATTGGCATAGGTCGCATCGCCGGGCATGCCCAGCAGCATCGGCGGCACCCCGAACGCCAGCGCAATCTCGCGCGCGGCGGCCTCTTTGGTCTTGTGGAATTCCATATCCGAGGGGGAAAACCCCATCGGCTTCCAGTCCAGCCCGCCTTCCAGCAGCATCGGCCGTCCGGCGTTGCGCGCGCCCTGGTGATGCATCTCCATCTCGTCCTGCAGGCGGGTGAATTGCTCGGCGGTCATCGCGCCCTGCCCATCCTCGCCGCGAAACACAATCGCGCCCGAGGGCCGCGCGGCATTGTCCAATAGCGCCTTCGACCAGCGGCTGGCGCTCGAATGCACATCCAGCGCGGCGGCGGCGGGTTCGATCGGCGACAGCCCGTAATGATCATCAAGCGGGTGATAGGCGCGCAGATGGCAGATCGGCGCGGCACCCTCGCCCATCACAAAGCGGTGCTTGCGCCCGCCGACCGCATAATCATAGGCCGCGGGCCAGCCATCGGCGCCGGGCACCACGCGCATGCGATCGGCGCGCAGCACATGCAGCTCGCTGGGCAGCGGGGTATCACCGCCGTTCACCGCCTCGATATAGGCGCTGCCCGAGAGCAGGAGTTGCGCATAGATCGCTTCCAGGAATTCCGCCCGCCCCTGCGCCGGATTGGGCCGCCGCAAAAGGGTCAAAAGCGGGTGCTGGTCAAACCGCTGCTCGGGGCTTTGCAGGACCAGAGGCAGCGCGGCGGCGGCCTCGGAGATCAGCCGCACCGCGCGAAAACCCACGGGGTTGTTCTGGAACCCGGCGCGGGTCAGCGAGACGGTGTTGCGCGCGGTCCAGACCGGCTGTATGGCGGTTTTCACCGCCGCCATCCGCCCGACCCCGCCAGCGGTGAGCGGCCCGACTGCCGAGGCTTTGGCCTCGGGGACGGTCACGGGCGCCGCCTCGGGTTTGCGAAAGAAATCGAACATGAGTGCCTCCTTGTCGCGGTGCCGGTGAAATCCGGTGCCTCGGGCTTGAGAGGAGTTATCGCGGTGAAGGATTACGATTCTGGATAGGGAGCGTGCGGTGGGGTGGAAGAAGGCCGCAACACCTGCGCCACTCCGCACGACATCAATGCAAAACCGCCGCGCATCCCCAGACTACTGAACCCTCAGCTCCTAACACGTGGCGCCCTCCGCCCTGCTCCCGCGCGGACTCAAGGCGAAGCCGCCGCGCATCGCCAGACCGCCCCCCGGGCTGGCGATTTGGTTGCCCAAGGCACGTCGCTTGATTGTCGCACGGATTTTGCCACCATAAACTGCCTCGCTCTACGGTCGGATCGCCACCCCGCGGTCTGGCAACGCACGGCTCATCGAGGGCGGCACAGGGTAACGTTTCCCAAAGCTCATCGCCCCTTTTCGGTGCCAATCGGGCTTGGCCACCATAAACCGCGCCGCTCCACGGTCGGCCCGCCATCCCGCGGTCTGGCAATGCACGGCTCTCAAACCACCCGCACGCTCGGCCGTCTTTGCCCCATCGACGGCGCCAGTATCAGCTCATGCAGCGCCCAGACCAGCGCATCAACACGGTCGGGGCTGCCCTCGCCGCGATACCCCTGCGCGGTCATCTGCGCCATCTGCGCCTCCAGCGCGCCAAGCCCCTCGCCCGGCCCGCGCAGATGCCGCACCCGGCCCTGCTCATAAAGCGCCGCCACCGGCTCGGCCCGCAGCACCTTGCCCTGCGCCGCCCGCACCGCGCGGTAGGGCACCAAGGGATCGACCTGCTGCAACACGGCTTTCACCAGATCGCCGCCCTGATTAACCTCGGCCACCAACCGGTCCGCCCCATGCCGCTGCATCGCGGCAATCGCGGCATGCGCCCAATCGCTGGGGCTGGCGGCGCGGATACTGGCGTCCTCGAGCACATAGGCGCGCCAGTCCGCCACCGGCCCGCGGGTCACCGCACCCACCACCACGATACCGCAGAGATCCGAGCCCGCATGGCCGGTCACCGCCGGATCCACCGCCACCACTACGCGGTCGAAGGCAGGCACCGCCTCGCAGCGGGCGGCCTCGATCAGCGCCTGCGGGAACAGCGTGCCTTCGGTGTCATCGAGCAGCACGCCCTCCAATTCCTGTCGCCCCAGCCGCGTGCCGCCATAGCGGGTCTCGATCTCGGTGAGGAAACTCTTCGCCAGCCACGCCCTATTTGCCTGTGTCGGTGCCTGCGTCACCCGCGTCGAGGGCTGCGCCAGCAGCGCCTTCAGCGTTGCCTGCCCGCGCGGGGTGGTGGTGACAATGCAGCGCGGCGCCTCGCCCAGACGCAGGGCGAATTGCAGCATATCCCAAACCTCCTGCGCCGCCTTCCATTTCGCCAGTTCATCCGCCCAAGCAGCATCGAACTGCGGCCCGCGCAACGCCTCGGCGTCCTGCGCCGAGAAACACTGCGCCACCGCGCCATTCGGCCAGACCAGCCGCCGCCGCGTCGCCTCCCATTTCGGCCGCCGGTCGGGTGGCGAGCAGGCCAATATCCCGCTGTCGCCAAACACCATCACATCGCGCGCCTGATCATAGGTCTCGCCGATCAGCGCGATCCGCGAGGCCGCACCTGTGTCGCGCGGTGTCGCCCCCTCGGCCTGCGCGCGCACCCATTCGGCACCGGCACGGGTCTTGCCCGCGCCGCGCCCGCCCATACAGACCCATGTGCGCCAATCGCCCGCGGGCGCCACCTGATGCGGCATCGCCCAAAAATCAAACAACCACGGCAGCGCCAGCAAAGCGCCGTCACTCATCCCCGCCAGAAACGCCTCCTGCACCGAATGAGGCGCGCAGGCGAGCCATTCGGCGTCGGACCTCGGCGCCTGCGGCAGCGAGATCCAGCTCTCCGGATCTATGTCCGTGCTGACCGTCGAATTTTTCCAGCTTTGCGCGTTCAC